TTGCGGGATCAACTAATGTCGTATCAGTTTCTGTGGTTTTTGAAGTTCTTACTACTTCAAATCCAATTCTATTGGTTACACCTTCGTCTGTTAGTATAGGATCGCGGAATAAACGAACACCATCTCTGATTACATGTAAGGTTGTAGTTTGTGCAGTATTGTTTACAAAGAAACCATCAATGTAAAAAATACCAGATTCTACGGATAAAGTCTGACAAATGCCACTTAAATTTGTACCAGATGATGGATAAATGATAGATGCACTTGTATTAGTGTCTTCTACAAAAATTCCACCCTGTGCAAATTTATTACCTGTCAAATACTGAAGAACCAATATATCATAATTGTCGGTACTAATTTTACCAATAACATCAATTACTTTTGCTCTAACAACCAAATCAGATGATTGTTGAGTAATTATTTTACCTTTTAATGATTGTACAGATGGAACTGCACTTTCTGTCGAAACAAAATTTGCAGTTACTCTAATGTATTCTGCACCAGATAAACTGATTCCGCCGCCAAATACCTGACTTCCATCCTTAAAAATATGACTACCAAATTTTGATATTTGGTTCTGAAGGAGAGTCTGTAGTTGAGTTAGTTCTCTTGCCTGAACTGCGTATCCAGGCTTAAAAAGAACTCTTAAGAAATTCTTGGCATCATCGAAATCGTCGTAGTAAGGATTTGATTTTAAAATTTCGGGGTGCTTATAACCCATTTTTACCACTCTCCATTAGAATTTAATTATTACTTTTATATGTTCTTCCGCATCATTAGAAGCAACTACAGGTATTATATTTTGTATGTATATCATATCCCCGTAATAAGGCAGTATTTCTGGTTCCGTGATATCACTAATTCTTGCATTAGTAGTTACATTTGTTGCATTTACTATTGTCAAAACATCATTTATGTTAAACGAACCAGTTAATCCTGTTATTTCTAGTGTGGCAGAAGTAGAACTATTTAGTTGATATGATATTACTTTTGCTTGAACTTCTGAATTGTTTTGAATGATGTCATCAGATGTAAACAAAGTGGAAGAAAAAGTTCCGATTACAGGAGTTAATTGTAAAGTGGTTGATACCTTATAGAATTGTTTAATTTCGGATTCTACGGTCCCAGAACCCTTAATTACACCAACCGTGGAAGGAGATGTACCTTCTAGTTGTCCAGTTTCTGTATCAATTGACTGATAACCCACTACGCGCTCACCGCGAACAAGAACTATATTTCCAGCGATATCCTTAGCATAGTAGGAATTTCTAAATTTACCTTTTAAATCGGTGTAGTAAATAAATCCAGACAATCCGTATGGATCACATTCCCATTTTGTTATCTTTGCTGTACTTGCCGTGGTAGTGCCCAAGATGAAATTATTTACCAAGAAAGTGTTGGTATCAAATAGGTTAGTTACAACTACTCCAGTTATTGTTCCGCTGAGTTCTACATCTACAGTTGCATCTTTTATAATAGGGTATGTTGTAGAAGAAGAAGGTAAGAATCTACCATTTGTATTTGTTACAGTTATAAGATAAGAATTGGTAGAATCTTGGACTACGGAATCTACTGTTCCTCTCGCCTGATATGCATTTGCATCGGAACCTTGTTTTATGGTAGAACCAACGCTAAGAACAGTTATAACATCATCAGTAGAATCTAAATATATGTAACTCTTTGAATTTATATTTTCTAATTCTATGAATGTCTTGTATGCTTCAGCAGTTGTTACAGGAACCAAATCTTCACTATCATTGTAGAATGCATTTTTAAGAATACCCACTTGACGATAATCATTATTTAAAAGAGTTGCAGCATCAGGATCTAAAATCTTTTCTGCGTTTCTGAGCGGTACATATATCATTACCATATTTGAACCAAGTTCTCTTATGGCATCAAATCCGTGTCCACTTGTTGGTGCTAATATAACTCTACCTAAAGTTTTATTAGAATAAGATGCATTCTTACGATAAACATCAATAGTAGCATAATGATAATTTTTTCCACCATTTACTACTGTAAATCCTGTTATGATTTTTTCTTCGTTCATAACTGGTATGATTGAAGCACCAGTGCCATCACCACGCAATTCTACTCTTGGATATATTCTGTATACACTATTGGTAGATACATTTAATGCATCTTGAGTTGTGATAGTTACTGAATTGTCGGTGGGATCATACGCATAATCTATAATTACCGATTTATAACCCGCACCATCTCCTTCTGCAATATACACTTCATAATAGTCATTGTAGATATCGTTTGTTTTATCTAAGTCATTTGATGGAAATACTTTAAATTGATCAACATCCAATACTTCTGTTACTATGTGCTTAGATTCTGTACTTACTTCATCTTTTGTAATTGCAAGAGGATATGAACCACCAAATTGGTATAGTACAACATTATGAATGCAACTTGGGATTGCACCAATTTTTACATTATTTTGTAATGATCTTTCATCATTAAATATGATGTTATCTAATTTTTCGATTGGAATAAATTCATCTGTTAAAAATTCATAGAGTTCTTCACGAATTTTAAACATAAATTTCCAAACATAACCATCTTGTGTTACTTGCTCTTCTGGTGTAACTGCTGTTGGTTTTATTGTGGAAGCAATTCCATAATTATTACTGATGCATTTATATACATTATAATCATCTGTTAAACAATAAAATTGTCTCTCGTTGCCTTCTTCGTATAAGTCTACCGTATCATCAAATTGATCAAAAACTTTATTATATTGCCAATTGTAACGAGCGGCACCAACAATAACATTACTTTTATTGATTTTCGCTAATGCTATCATGTTTCTCCAGGCTTCTAATTCTGTTTGTAAAGTATCAGATGCTGGTGGTGGATTGTTATCATCATACGGATCTTCCCATGCGGTGGATTTACCCATAAATAAAAAGTAATTTTCATTGCTGCTTGCAGCAAAAGAATCTGCAAAAGACAGACATAAATCGGTTTTTAATGTTTGTTTTAAATAATCTGTCATGTCGTTACTTTTCTTGCTTTACGAAATCTTTTATTTTTAAATCCAAGAAACTGTTAGAGTTCGTGTAACTATTTATTTCAGTATTTGGATGTGGGTATACTACCCAATAATTATTGATATTTTCAGCGTCTGAAACATCTGGTACAAATTTAAATCGTGTTGTATCTACGGTTTCGTCCAATCTACCATTTGTGCTTATTTGATGTGGAGTTAGATCCGAACCATCTTGCAAAGGATTAGTTGTAGTAGGATCAAAACCATTTGGATATAAATCTAATGCACCATTTCTTACATCTAATTCTGTTTGCAATCGGTACGCTGCATAATTACCAATCAATGGTGTGTAAATGTCTAAAAATGCATCGGTTATAATTGTTGGTTCTACTAACTGTTTTTGTATTAATACATCACCAAGAACCTCAATACCAGCAGGGTGTGCTAATTTCTTAAGTACTTCTACATAGCGATCAAGACTTCTATCGGTTCTAACAACATAAGAGAATTCTTGATAACGCTTATTGTCTGCAATCTTTTTAATTGAATCTGGATGAGAATTTTTATTTGTCCAGAAACCAGTATAATTTGCAATATACCCAGTTCCTACTGTAAATAAAGCATCTGCACCATCTTCAGAATCTGGAATTACATAATACAAAAATATATTTTCATCTACTACATTACCATTAGAATCAAATGCTTTTGGTATGTAACTTACTCCAAAATTTATAAATTCTACTTTTGTAATTGTTCCGTACTTATCTACCTCTGCAACTCTAGCATATGTTATATCTTCAACTTTACCAATTGTAATAGTAAGACGCTTAATTGTTAATTTATCATTTACCTTATAATTTAATCCACCATCATCAATATTAATTTCATTAACAATTACGGCAGGAGTCAAATAAACAATTTCATCTTCTAAATCAACTCGGAATTGCTTAGTAAAATCAAATTCACCTTCAACATTAGAGTAAAAAACTTCTACAATTTGTTTATTGTCTAAACTACGGTAAACTTGTATTTCATTGATATTTGCAACACTCAGAATCGTTTCTCCCGATTCCTGATACATTCTTTTTGTTTTTAATTCATGTATTCTGTTTGTAGAAAATGCAAATTTAATAGAATTATTTTGTTTCCATTTACTATCTGATGGTCTAAACAAGTCTCTTTTTGGATAGTAAATATCGGAATATGCATCGTATAATATCTTGAGTAAAAATTTAATAGATTTTTCTGTTCCTTTTGCGGAATAAAAATCTACTACATTTTTAATTAGATTCTTAAGATTAATGTTTCCACCAGATTCTTTGTCTTGAGTCAAACTTTCTGGGAAATCTACCAAATACTGTTGTCTAAAATATTTTAAGAAATATTCTGGAGTTCTGTCTATATCCTTAAAATCTTCTGATATAAGAGGCGCATAAAATGGATTATTCGATGAATATAACCATTCATAATATGCCTTCAAGAACATTATAAAATTAGGATAATCTTCTTTGACAAAGTTAGGAATAGTTGATTTTAAAACATATGATAATTTGTTTTCAACATCTAATTTTGAATCAAAAGTTTGAAAACGAATATCGAAATCGGTGTTTGGTATCTTCTTTAAATTTTTATTGACAAGATACCCACTCAATACATGTTTGTTTTCCGTAAATCCAGAAATGGTGTAAGTTCCATTCAAATTTGTATCGGTATATTCGGTATCTTCATTTACTATAAATTTAATACCAAACACATTTGGATCTGTTTTCGTTGAGAGATTATAATGAATAGTCAGGGTTTCTGAAAATAATACAGTTCCCTCAATTGGATATTTAATGTTTACTGTAGTATTCATAGGTTAGTAACCACTGATCCAGAACCACCCACTACCTTTTGTGTTTTTACTTCACTCATATTTACTGTGAGTGCTTCGTTGTCTAAGGAATCAAATTCCAATATTGAATTCTTAGTAGTAAAAATATTACTATTATTAGGTATTATTTTAAAATCTACACTATTCTTACCTTGTGCAAAACTATAAACTTTAAATAAAGGAATAACAAGTTTACCCGTGGTGTAATCTATAGTTCCATATGTTGCATTAACTGTACTTACAATTCCACTTAATTTTTTCTTTAATACAAGATTACCACGGCCATCGTCTTCAATGTAGTGACTACCAGAATTTGCCGATATGTAGAATGTACTACTACTTACTATGCTCTGATATCCATCGTATGGATGATATAGTTTATTTTGAAAATCAATTGTTGTCTTTTCCGCAACATTTAGAGTTGGTGATATTTTTCTTTTTAAAGTAATCTTTGCATCTGCTGCCTTTATACTTGTGCTACTATCACGAATTGTTGTTTCTATATCTTGTGCAAATACAGAGTCACCAAATTCTACTAGATTATTTCTAAAATATAATATTAATGCATCTCTAATTTTCTTTTTAATACTTGACGCACTATCATTTGTTAGTTGCTTTTCATAATACACATCAGCGTTAAGCAAAATGTATAACACTTCTGGATCTACTACCTTCACATCTATACCGACAACATTTTTTTCTTTTAAAATGTTATTTACTAAATTTTCTTTTTCTTCAGATGAAACAATCGTAGATCCTAGAGGACGAATAGATGCAAATACTTTACCGTAATATGGAGGATCATTATCCTCTCCGCCCCAGCATCTTACTGCTGCATTGTTATTGAATGCAGATAATATCAAACCTTCATAATCTTTAACAGTAACTGCGCGTTCTCTTGCAGTAAAGTTTAAAGTTGCATTTCTTTTAATAGAAGACGAAGATTCTCTTTCTCTACCGCTATTAGATGGTTCTAGTGTTAGTACTGTATACGCGGAATCGCCTTCAAAACTAAAGGATCGTTTGGTGGTGGTATCTGTGGTTCCTATTCCGTTTGCTTCTAGACCAGCAGTAGAAAGATATTCTACGATTACAACATTTCCAACCTCAAGTTTTTTACCTAATATACCGTCACCAAAACGAAGAACTAGTTGACCAACATTATTTTCTTCAATAAAATATACTTTAGAATTTTCATCAATCGAAGTAAGGTCATTTGATACGAACCACGGTAAGTTTATACCTGTAATATCAGTAACAGAATTTAGAACAACTACGCGAATAGAATCTTTGTCTGCATTAACATCACTGATTAAAAATGCATCTTCAAAAGAAGACACATTGAAACTTTTAGTATTAAATATACCTTGTTTCAGTTCTACAGGACCACATGCATAGGTTAGCACTTCTCCATTTTCGCTTGAATCTGGATCGGTGGTTGACGCAAAAGTATATGGATAAAACGAGTATGATTCTGTATTTGTAAAAGAATACTGATTGTTGTTCAATACACCAACGAATCCTGAACCTCTTGGTAGAGTGCGAGACTCTGGTACACTATTTGCACTTACTGTAACTAATACTTTTGCTTTTGCTGCTTTCTTTGTGCTTGGGGTATATCCTACCAATTTTGCCAAAGATACAACAGAAGATCTTTTGGTTGCACGATCAATAAACATTTCGTTTGCAACCATTGTATTGTAAAATCCTTGCTGTGAAGTATTGTAAGCAAGGATATCCAACAATACAGAAAGATTAGAACCTTCAAGGTTGTAATCACTGAATTCGGATTGATTTTTTAAGAAATTAATAAAATTATATTTAATATCAAAAAAGTTCAATCCTGCGTTATTTAAAAAGTTTTTAGATTCAGCCATTGTACTTACCTAAAAAGAGTTCTAGTGAGTCTTTCGATTGTGTTTCTTTTGCTGTGTAATAAACAGAAATGGATACAGAATTTTCATCTCTACCACTCTTAACTACAACATCATTTAATACCACTCTTGGTTCGTAACTTTTAATTAAAATATTAATTCTAGAACGCAAGTAAGTTTCAAACCCCTTGCCTCTGTTTTCAAAAAGTAAATTGCGAATACCAATGTCAAATTGAGTGGAATATGGTTTTTCAAAAATATTATAAAGTAAAATATTCTTTAAAGACTGCTTAATAGCATCTATACCCTTCTTCTTACCGATATCACCAGTAAGAGGGTTTACATCAAAATTTAAATCTAAATCTTTGTAAATATTTTCTTTCATACTTTTTATTTATATGATTAATTTATAAAAACATTTGGAGAACCATGAAAAGCAATATCTCCGCAACTGACTGGATCCCCAGAACGATGTAATGGACGATTATTAACAAAAACATTAGATGTGCTAGTGGCAACTCCATCATGACAAGAACTACCACAGCAATGATTGGGATAATAATCCCCTGCACGACATACTGGAATATTATTAATTAGTACATTTTCACTGCCAGTGATGCAAGGACGAGGAGAATAGCAATGTCCAGTAGAAATATCTACTCCTTTTCGGATTGCTCTTCTCATACAGTACCGCCTGGAAGTGCATCGGTTCCCAAATCTGGCGGATTACCAGAAAGAATTCCATCACCGCAACCAATATCCTTAAATCCATCGAAGAGATTAGAAAGCAAACCATTGATTGCAGATGCAATACCACCGATAAATCTACCAGCGGCGTCTATTATCTTTCCAATAATATCATTTATTGCTCCGAGAATACCACCTATAATTTCGCCAATTTTTGAAAGAACATCACCAATTACTTTGGTAATTTGACCAAGTATTTCTGCTATTTTACCAAATACGGCATTAATAGTATCCAAAATAGGTTTTACTACAGCATTAATTAATTTATTGATAAGTTCACCAATTGCACAACCAACTTCCACAATTGCATCTATAATGTCTCCAAGAACAGATCCGATTCCAGTAAATACGGAACCAAGACCACCAAGAGAACTTGCTCCATTAGAAATGGTTGATGTTGAAGAAGTTAAAGAAGAACCAACCTGTCCTCCCAATCCTCCTCCTGCACCACTAGACAAACCACTGGTAGCAGCACCAACCGAACCCACCGCACCACCAGCAGTTGCTGCTGAAGCGGATGCAACAGAAGATGCACCATTTGCTACATCAACTACTCCCTGTGTTGCACCTTGTGCTAAATTTAAAGAACCACTTATATTTTGTTTTACTGCTCCACCCAAACTATCAACCGAACCGCCAGCAAGTGTTCCATTCAAACTGTTTACATTTGACGATAATTGATTAATTTGTTGTGTTGCATTAAAGTTTGCTTGTGATAATACATTTACTGCCTGTAATTGTTGATTTAAATCAACAGTGGCATTTTGGAGTTGAGCAAGTGGACTTCTGGGATGTGTGGATTCTGACTTTCTCCACGGTGCGCCTGTGCCTGGAACATATATTGGTCTTTTATTAGAGGGAGAAGCAGGAGATGCAGATGCAGCAGGACTTGCTGGTGGGCCATTAAAGTGTATTATTCCTGCGGAACCAATGAGCGAACTACCACCATTTAAATGCATGGTAGAAGAACTTATGCTTGCTTTTGCTCCTGCAAGAATGTCAAGAGTACCACCTGTTGTTTCTCTAGTGGAACCCCCCGTCATTACACTTATAGAACCTCCAGTAGTCACAGATCGGGAACCCCCTATTGTTTCATCTTGTGATGCACCAACATTCAACGCATCGGTTGTTCCAATTACTTGATCTCTACTTCCAACTATTTCTACTATACGATTTAATAGTATTTTAGTTTCATGTGTTTTGTGAAAAAGATCATATACGCCACCTTTAACTTCTAGGCGGTGATCTC